CTCCCATAAGGTTAAGATCTTTTATAATTATTTTCTTTATTAGTCATATTAACGCCTGAAGTAATTTGAGGAATCATTCGTACAATTTCTTTACGAGTTTGTCTTGAAACATCTCCAGAAACATTAATATTAAACACTTGTTCTGAACGTCCAGCACCATCAGTAAAGCCTTTGACTTTATCTGCAGGTACAACTAATTCTCCTGGAGTTAACATAGCAGGAACACTATCTATACCTCTTTTTGAAAAACTAGTATTTGGAACAATACCCCCATTACTAAACGGGAACGCTGGAAGCCCAAAGAAACTAAGACCCATATTTAATAGCGTACCTAGTCCACCAGAGCCTCCACCAAGACCTAGGCTACCGCCTGAGAATATACTGCCAATGTTTCCAAAAACTTTACCTAGGTTTTCTCCAAAGCCTTTAAATATTCCGCTAAACAATTTTGGAATATCTTTAATTACGCTTAGAAGATCTGAAGAAGTTGTTCCTAGTTCTTTACTTACTTCTCCTGTCTGACCAAGTTCTTTTGACCCACCAAATATTTTATCTAAAATTTTAGGTGTTTTTACATTACCATCTTCATCGGCTTTACCAATAAGATCTTTAAATATTGTATCTGTAAGACCTGAAGTAAATTGATCTAAAACTCCAGTTGTAAAGCTGTCTAAGATACTTTCTCCAAAAGCATCAAAATCACCAGTTTTAAAGGCTTCTGTTAAGCCTCTTTGAAACTCATTTTTAAATTCTTGAGCAGACTCACTTCCTGATTTTACTAAATCTTGTATTCTTTTAGTTTCAATACTCTTTTTGATATCTTCGGCAGATTTCTTTCTAGTAGTTGATAATTTATTTTCAAAATAATTTAAGCTGTCAGTTGCTGCTTTAGCAAGGTCTTTTTGTTGTTTATATGCTTGTAAAGCGAGATCTAGCGCATAAGTTTTAGATTCACCATCCTCTAGATTGTCTGATAATTCTCTAAATCTACGAGAGGCTTCACCTGCTAGACGATTAGCATTTTCAAACTCTCTAACTGCATCCTCAAATCCTTTAAGATCTGAAACTTTAATTTTAACAGTTTTGCCAGTTGCAGGATTAAATACTTCTTGAGTAGGAGTACCTTGTGCAAATAGACCAAAAGAACCTGTATTAATTGCTTCTAAAACAGGTCTAAACTTTTTAGCCATTGAAGAACGAACAACAAACTCGCCATTGGATAACATAGCAGGAATTTTGTCGTCTGTAGGGCCACCTTCACCTGTTATATATCCACCTGTAGCAAACCTTTTAACTTTACCAATAGATCGTTTTAGTTTCTTTATCATATCAAACTTTTCTTCGTGGTAATAATGTCCATCTAAATTAGGTTTGATAATATTTTCCCAAACGTCTTTTGCGTCAATTGCTCTACTACGAGTCTTTTCATTATCTGCATTAATTTCATTTCCTCTAAACCACTGAGCTAAAATAGCATCTTTTATATATTCTCGTTTCATGTCTTCAGTTGCAAGTTTTCTTAAATCAAAATTATAACTATCTTTTAGAACACCTAATATTTCTGGGTATTCTTTAAACAAGTTTGCATTTTGTTTTAACGCAGATTCTAAGTTTGAATTTAGATAACTTCCTTGAGAAAAGTGAACAGCAGCACTTACAAAATCTTTATCCATATTAGGAAGAAGAGTTCTTCTTGCAAAAAGATTAGCGTCTGTTTCATTAATTAGTCGTCTATAGTTTTGCTCATCTATAGGAGTAGTAAATCTACTGGGCCACTTATCATTAAAGAAAGTATCTTTTGTGTCTTTTAAATAATCATAGGCGTGACCAACCTCATGAAGAGCAGCATAGTAGGCTATAAGGAACTTTCCAGGATCTTGGCTAGAAAAACTCATTAACCCTAGTGTTGCAGGTTGATCTTTATCTCCTTGCCAAAACCAAGCATTAACCCCTGCTGCTTCTGCATCTTCTTCAACTTGTAAATTCTTTCCATAAAAATTTTTATAAGTTTCTCTGAGGCCATTAATAACAGAAAACGCATGATCTTTTAATTGTTTAGAAGTATATCCTCCTGACATAGCTGTTACAGCACTATCAAAAGACTCAAATCCCAACTCGCTATAAGTTTTTCCTATTGAATCAAACAGTCTGTCTTTTAACGTTGAATAACCCTCTAATAAAGCATAGTGAGAATCTCTATCAACAAAATTAAAATAAGCATCTGAAAAGTTTGTTGCATCGTAGGCCTTCCAGCCTAAAATATCCCAACCTACCTCCCATTGCCACTTGTCATCATACCCCTTAAATGCGTCAAGACCTGATTTATTTGAAATACTATACAGGTTATCTGCTTGTTCATATAAGGCATCAAAATCCTTGTAAGAAGCCGTGTTAGTATTTACACTTAGCCTTTTAAAACCTTGCTCCATGTGAGGAGAATCTGATAAAGTTGTTCCAAAAGACAAATTGTCTGTTTTTAAGCTTCTGTCTTCATTTCCTGATGGCCCTAAACTGTTCTTTTTTGCAAAACTAAATAGATAATCATATATATTACTTGGTTTATAAAACCCACGTGCGCTAGTAAGTTGTTTAGTAAGATCTGCTAATGCAGCTAAAACTGACGAAACTTTATCTATATAATTAGCATTAAAATCAAATAATGATAGTCTTCTTTTAAATGCAGCTTTATCATAAACAGTAATATCATTTAAATCGTTATATATATCCCAACCTAGAGGGGCTGTAGCGGTAACATCACCGCCGTTTGCAAACTTAGGCAAACGATCTTCATTGATTGCTCTAATAAGACTACCGTGTTTAGCTGTAGAAGCAGCATTAATAACGTATTCACCATTAGATAACATTGCTGGAATTTTATCATCACGAGGGCCACCAGCGCCTCTAATAAAACCACCCGAGGCAAAGCCAACAACATCTCTATTATCTCTAGTCTGAGCATTTCTTAAGAAAGTATTATTTTGAAGATTATCTAAGCCTTCTGAAAGCTTATCTATTTTTCTTGTTGCATTTTCTACTGATTCAGAAAGTCCAGCATTTTTACCAACAATAGAATCATGGCTAATCCCAAGTTTATCTAGGCTATTTCTTAATTCGTCTTGTTTTACAGTTAATTGATCTGTTGCAGTTTGTAATTTTAATTGAGCGGCTGCCTGTTTACTTTCAGGGATAATTCCTGTTTTTATTCCTTCTAAAACATTTTCTTGATCTTTAATAACTTTATTTAAAGAATCAATCTCATAAGACAGACGATCAACATTTGCAATTTCAATAGCATCTTCAACTGCATCTTTTCCAAAAAGTGCGTCTATAAAACCTTGATATATATTTTTACCAGCAGCATAAAGCACTTTTACAACAGAGGGGCTGGTAAGCGCTCCGACAAAACCGCCAATAATAGTGCCGACAAATCCTCCGATAGGGCCGCCGCCTAAAGAAAATCCTGCAACAAGACCAATTGCTGCACCTTCTGCACTATCTTTAAATATTTCTTTTAAATCTTGTTCTTTTACTTTTAATTCAGCAATAAAGTCTTCATTAAAGTCAATTTTGTTAAGAGCATTTTCAACCGTTGATCCAACAATGTCTCCGACAAATAACCCTGCAAAAGCTTTGCCTAAAATACTTTTAATTTTCTTTTGTGCAGCTTTTGCGGCTTTTTCATCATCTGCAGGACTAAGGCTAAATACACCTAAAGTAATTGCTCCCCCTAAAAGTTTTAAATAACCACCAAAAGAACCAATTCCTAATAATGCAAGAGTACCTACTGCTAAAATAGATCCTGCTAATGCGTCTAAGAATTTGCCTGTAAAGTCACTATCTTTGCCAACAATGCTATCAATAATAGCATCGCCAATTGTAGAAAAAGCTGTAATAATTTTATTTGCAAAATTAGCACCAGCATCTGCTTCATCAATACCTTCTCCACTGAGAAGAGCTTTTAGACCTTCTGTAAAACCATATACAAAGTCGTACAAGGGTTGTTGAGACTGTTCGTCTACTTCAGGTAAAAAGCTAATAGCAGTAACTATGAAAGCAATCGGGAATCCTTTTTTAAAGGTTTCTGCCATAATACCAACAGCAGCAAGACCTAAACCAATTCCTGCTAATTTTAATGCTGCAAGGGTTGTTTGAGGAAAGACCATTGCAATAGTGCCTGTAGCAAAAGCAGCACCAGTAAGTAAAGGATTTTCTTTAACAAAATCAGCAGTATTATCAAGCACACCGCCTTTTCTACTACGATCAACCCCAGGATGCCCTACTTCTTTACCTAATACATAGTCTTCAATCTCTTTAGCTGCTTTAGTTAATTTTGAAGCTTGCTCTGAACTGTCTGTACCAAATAATAACTCATTAATACTTTTAAATTTATTAGTAACACCGAGATATTTGTCTAGCGATTCAGCATAGCCAACAACAGCCTCAGATATCCCATTTGCGGTTGTCTTAAAACTGCTTACAATATTATCAAAGCCGCCTAATTCCCCTACAATTTCTGTTATTTTTGTACTTATAACACCAAACGTTTCTACAACAAAATTAGAAACACCTGTAAATACTCCAATAACAGTATTTGCCCAGTCTAACAATTTAGATAAAAATCTATCAAAGGCACCCTTGTCGTCTACTGTCTTTTGAGGATCTGATATTAATGATGCCTTAATAACAGGAACTTCAGCTTCTAAGTCTTTAGTTTTTCCACCAAAAAGCTCTTTATATAGTTTTTTAACATTTTCAACAAAAGTATTAAATGTTGATTCTAACGTTTCAAAAGTTTTTGTAAAAGAAGGCGGTATTTCAAATTGACCAAAGAATTTTTCAAAATCAAATACTTTTTTACCTTCAGAAGTTTCATCAAAAAAGTCAAAAGATATCTTAGATTTAACAAGAGTTTTAAACTCATCAAATTTATTAATAATATCTGCTGCTGCCTGTTTTGGATCAAATTCTGTTGAAAATATTGTTTTAAAGGTATTTGTAAAAGGTTCTATAATACCTTCAATTCTGTTTTTAAATAAAATAAAATCAATAATAACAAAGTTTAAATAAGTTCTTGCATTATCTGCAAAGTATTTAAACCCGCTTGTCATACGTTCAATGCCACGAATTACAGCATCTGAAAATCCTGTCTCAGTAGCAATAACGTCTAAAGTTCTTTTAAATTCATATCTTAATGCATTACTGACAGAATCAACAGTTTTTGCAATTAATTGGAATTCTTTATTAATTTCAGGTGCTGCTTGTTGAACTGCTCTTAGTACAGCCTCAGTTGTAAGTTTTCCGTCTTGAGCCGCATCTCTCAATTGCCCAAAAGGAATACTTAAACCGTCAGCAATAGCTCTTGCAATACGAGGTGTTTGTTCAAGAACCGAGTTAAGTTCTTGACCTCTAAGTTGTCCAGAAGCTAAGCCTTGGCCAAACTGAATAATTGCAGCACGAGCAGATTCAGAACTTGCGCCTGAAATAGTGACTGCTTGGTTAATTGTTCTAGTAACTTGTAAAAGTTCATCTGCGGATACTGAAGCGTCTTGCAAAGCTAAGCCAAAACGATTAAAAACTTCAGAAGTAGTAGACATGCTTACACGAGTATTAGCAGAAATTTGAGCTAATCTTCGCATAGTTGTGTTTAATTCACGACCTCTTCCTGTTACAAGCGCAATTCGGTTTTCTAAATTAGTTACAGAGTCTGAAGCTCTTGTTAAAGATTTTGAAAGAGTACTAATACTATAAAGAGTACCTGCTGTAATTGCAATATTTCTAAAAGCTTTAGTAACTGAATTGGCTGTGCTTTCAATAGAAGAAACCGATTTTTCTAGTCGTGCTAAGTCTCTTCTAGCTTGAGTACTGTCCGAGCGTACTCTAATCTCTACCCCACTCATAGGCAACCTCCTTAATAAAAATGCCCCCTAACGAGTTCCCGATACAGGAAGCCATCAGAGGGCAAAAAATTAATTAGGGGTTAGGACTCCAATAGTAATTAACACTTGTTCAATAAAGTATCTTGGTGCTTGTTTACTATGTCCTCTATTTAGCACATCAATATATTCAACATCATTAAATATTTTTCCAGCTAAATAACTATTTTTGTAAATTTCGTTTTTCCAACCTGATCTGGCTTTTCCAGTGTCAACAGGTGTAACTATTTTTAATGTTTCTGTCGCATATTCAATGCGGCCTTTTATTTCAAGATCTGCTTGAGCCTGAACTTCACGTTTAACTCTTTCCATCTCTTTTTTAAAGTTAACAACATCTAAAGAAACAGTCATGTTATTTCCTTACAAAATCAGGATTCCAACCTGATTCATCTCCATTTTTTGCTTTCATCATTAATTCTAAGAATTTACCTTTAGGAACTGCTTGGTCTGGAATTTGTTTATTTTCCTCATACATCTTCATAAATTTTAATGTTGGGAATAATTCTTGAGCAGAAGACTTAACACCCTGTGCCTTAAGCAACATAAAAGTTCTTTGATCTTCTCTCCAACCAACAGGTCTGCTTTTAAAAAAGTCAACCCATTTTACTAGTTCTTCATAAGGCATCTGTTCTTTTAAAACATATACTGGGATTTTTAACTCGTAAGCAATTTCAAAAATAGTTTCTTCGTCCTCGGTTAGTTTCCCGAGTTAGCGCCTAGCCCAGAATAAGCCATAATTTCTTCAGAAAGAGTATTTAATTCTTGAATTGGAAATGATTTAAAATCTTCTTCTGAAAGTTCACTAGCGTCTGGTACTGCCAGCTTAATTACAGTCATTAAAAGTTTAATTGAATTCTCTTCTTGATTTTTTAATTTAGAATTTTTTCAATAATTTTTTGAACTTCTAAAACTTCTGACACGCTTAATTTTAGGATTTCAACTTCGTCATCCATAAAAGAAACTTTTTTACCAATTTTTTTACCAACTAAATGTTTCATAATACACCTTAACTAATTTTATCTTTTTCCGTAAATAACTCTTGATTGTTTGCTTGAAAGTCATCAAGCATCTTTCTTACTGTATGAAGAACAGAAAGAGTTTCTAAACACTCTTTTCCTTCTCGTGAATCTTCAGTAAAATCTTTAAAACGCTCAAAACTTTTACGAATACTAATATCTACACTGCGTCGCATATGACGGAATGTAGTTCGCATAACAAATGCTTTACTAAATGGTTTATCCATAATATACTTTCTCTACTAATGATAAGAAGGGGCTAATGCCCCCTCTAATTTTATTTATTAAGCTGCTGCAATAGTTGCAGGGCCAAAGAAATCTGATTGTGCTGACAATGTAACAGTCGCAGTTGTAGCGTCTGTCAATGCAGGGTTAACCAAGATTGCTTCAATTTTACCTTTAAAGTAGAACTCTGTGTTGTCTGTTGCAAGAGTTGCACCCAAAGATGTAGTAAGATCTACTGCTGCAGAACACATCATAAAGCGGAAGTAAACTTCTGTTCCGATTAGTGCGTGGAAGTCTGTCATGTCATTAGCAACATAGTTTACAGTAACTTCAAGAGTAGGCGCATCAGCCTGACCTTGAATCTGTGAAGATGTGTTTTGACCATAAACAGGCACGTTTACGATGTTTGCAGGTGTACCAATTGAAGGAAATTCACGAACAGAAGGCATACGATCGATGTCTGATGAGTTTCCTGAAATAAATAGACCAGCATAGCCAGTAGCAGTCTCTGATGCAGGGGTTGATGAACCGCTATAAATATCTAGGTAAGAAAAGATACCTGCACCTAGTGATGAAATATGAGCCATTTATTATTCTCCATATATTTTAAATGGTATTATGTATCTAGCACTATAAAGCGCTTTATTAGATGGGTCTAGCCCTTCTACATTCAAATAAGATGTTCCAAGCTCAGTTCCATTTGTTAAACGTTTATTTTCAAGATTAGTATCTAAAATATCTGATATTTCCATAATGCGAGATTGTCCCTCACCAGCCTTAACAAATATTTTTACTGCTACTAATCCTTGCAACTGTTTGTTGCCACCGTGTGAATAATTATTACTGTTGCTAGGCAATACATTAAGCCTACAAAATTCATTTTCGTTAGAAATTGTACCCTGATAATTATCAGGATAAATATCAATACTATTTGCTGTCCAACTACCTGAAGCAAAAACAGCTTCAATATCATCTAATACGTTGTCATACATTATTGAGTCTCCTTAGTCAAGATAGCTTCAATAGTGAATTCATTATCCGTATAATCAACAATATTATAAACTTTAGAGCCAACAGTTAAAGTATCATAAACAGATATATTAACTCCTGATTTCATTATTGCAGTAGTTGTAAAACCTTCACCAGAAGGCTTTTGGGTTGATTGTAGTATTACATCAACAGTAGCACTAGTAGTAGTACTAACTGTTTCTCTTGTACCAAAATTATACCCTGACACAGCTTTAGTAGAAAGTGTACCTTGTTTAACTAAATCACCAGCAGAAGTAAAAGCCTTATTTACAGCAGCAGTTACTTTTGCAGATAAAGACATTAATTAGCCCTCCACCAACTTGAACCCATACCGAATGACCCTCTTCGAATAAGTGGTCTTAATGGTTTAATTACAAAGGCAGGCGTAATAGAAATTCTAGTTACATCATTATTAGCATCAGTTAATTTTATAGAACCAATACTAATGCTTTCGTAAGTTTGAGTCGTTTGAGCTAAAAGGTCTTCGTTGTTTAACAAATGTAAAGCTTGTTCGTAAACAGCTATTTTAACAAGATCAGGGATCTCAGATTCAGAAATAGAAATTTCTTGTCCCATACGAGGATCATAGTATTTAGCATTTTTACGAGGCCAAGCTAAAGCTTGAGAAGAGCTAACAGCCGAACCAATCCAAGGATTGTTATCGATAATCTGTGTCGAAGTTACAAGCGCATCTTCTTTTAAAGTTTCTGCTGCACTTGTCCAGTTTGCAGAGTCTATACGAGTTTCGAAATAGGTGTCTGCATTGGCTACTGACACATAACTATTAGTATTAACAGTTAACGGCATTAGCTCCTCCTAATTATTATGAATGGAAGATAGGTAGAATACCTAGGTTTAGGGCATCCATTTTACGATCCCATGAACCCGCTGTTGCAAAGTTAGCGTTTGTTGCAAATGCGTTTGTAGCACCTGCCCAATCGTAACCCATTGGGTGCATAATGAATCCGTAACGATACCAAATGTTTGTTGAACCGCCGCCTGTATACGCTGCTGCATTGCGATCTACTTCTACTGGTGTAGGAGTTGAAACTGGAGCAAAAGTTACAGAGCCTGGCTTAACAATGAAAGTACACTTGTCCGATTGTGCATTCAAGTCGCCTGATGCTGCTGTATGCATTTGGTTTGCACGAGTCATTACTAGACGGAACTTACCACCAAAGATTGTGCTAAAGTTTAGATTGCCATCTGTAACTGTTGTGTCGTCAACCAAGTTAGCTGCACGCATTTCTGCCATAATTTCTGGAGAAGTAACAAGATACATATAATCTGGTTCGTAGTCTTTAAAGCCCATGCCAATAGCTTGGAATAGACGCTCTCCACGAGCAGCACCAATTGCTGTTGAGTCAAACAACTTGCGTTCATCATTTGCACCGCTTGCTGCAGTACCAAATACACCAGCTGCGTTAATATCAACAAAGTTTCCTGTTGCTGCAGCATCTGCATCTGTGTCATAGTCAACTAGACCACCGTTACCTGCACCACCTGCATCACCTAGTGCTACTTCGTATGCCGCAACACCTTTTAGTACGTTCATAAGAGCAGTACCTTCGTCGTCACCACGCACTTGAGCAAAATCACGAGCAATTTTAGCTAGACCGTCTTGCTTTGAAACAACTTCTTGCATGTTAACCTGCTGCGCACCAAATGTACGAACTGTTTTAACATAGTTAGCAATATCTGTTGTGATGTCTGTATATGTACCATCTGATGATGATGATAGAGACGCAACATTGATATTTGCCGCTAGTGGTTTGTACCAACGGAATTGACCAACAAATGATTCACCGTCAGCATTAATATCGTCACGCTGTCCAACGATACCTGTTGAGTTTAGTTTTTTCTCAGTAGTATACGCTTCGTCTGCATAAGCAGAGATAGCTAGAGCTACATTTTGAAAATCTGTGTTTGTAATAGCCATAATTATTAATCCTTATTTAAACTATTAGTATGTATAATTACCTAATTGGCCTTTTGCAGCCATTGCTAAAACTTCTTCCTGTGTCATTTGAGCTAAACTTTTTTGCTCAGTTACGTTAGGTGTTCCAGACGAGGTAGTTGTACCTGCTCCAGAATTCGCCTTAACACGGAAGAGGAATGAATTATCTTCATTTTTTGAATAAGCAAGAATAAAATCTTGAATAGTAGTGCCTGATTTATGAACCCAAGTACCGTTTTCATTTTGAACGAGTTGCTCAACAATATCACGGTAGGCCATTTGACGACTACGCTCATTACGGAAGTCTAAACCACCTAGTTGCGAATTAACTACATTATCA